GGTTCTTCTGATTGTTCAAACTTATAACTGTCTGGATCTTGCCAAATTCCAGGCATAACACCTAACATACAAGGAAACTGGCCACTTTCTCCATCCATAAAGAAACCTAATACCCAATCACCTAACATTGGTGCAGAAAAATGTTTTGAGTGATTAATTGGGTATACAGCTTGAGCCCAAGGTAAATCTACTGTTGGTATTTCTTTTCCATACCATCCAAATATTCTAACTTGGCAACGACCTAAACCTAATGGGTCAACTCGGTTTTCTACTGCACCAACCCACCAAACAAATCCATTTAATCCAGCAAAATTATTAACTGCTTTTGTCATTTCATCCTCATTCTAAAGAACCAGAAGCTGAAGCATACTTTGTAGGTACACTATCTTTGGCCAATTCTAATACTGTTTTATATTCATTCATTGTAATCATATGTCTTACTGCTGTAATTAAATATTTGCCTGAATAATAGGCATCAGCAGTTTTTGATTCAGGTGTTAAAGATAACAAAGAAAAATTTAAAGTTTGGCCAACTGTTAATGCTGGATCTCCAGGCACAGATATTTTTATTCGAATATAATTTGTTAATGATAATTGTGCTGTTCTATATGGTATAAAAGTTTCAGCAAAAATATCAGAGCCAACGGCTGGTGATTCTACCACACCACCTTCAACTTCTTCATCTTCAGGATCTCGTCCTTCATTTTCTATATATTCTACAATTTTTTGATTAAAGTTTGAAAATGCTAATTTATAAACTGCTCTAGAAGTGTCTGTTAATTTATCACCATATATGTTTGAATAGTTATTAATAATGGGTGACCTATTTAAAGACTTTGATTTTTTCTCATATGACATATAATCAAACTCTGTAGTTTTTAATCTTCTAGTTAAAACATCAATTGATAACAAATGATTTGCAAATATTCCTGAATTTACTCCGTGTAATGTATCAAAAGAATTTAATATTTCATATGTTGTAACGTTATACACATTACTGTGCATATTCTTCTCGTCAGTATTTTTTGGATTATAACTATAATTATAGTATGGCGGCTGAGTCATTAACTTTTGTAGTGATTTAAAGTTAAAACCATGTTTATTTTCAAAAAAGACCATGTCTGCACCAGGAACACCAGCAGATGGTCGAGCATAGTTTGACATCCAATTTACTGCATCAAATGGTTTTAATGTAGGAACAACAAAATCATACACGCCATATGTTTCGTCTATTTCCATCTTGTCATCAGGTATTCCCAATTCATAACTGAGTATATCATATACATTATCTGATATGGTAGATTGTGGATAAGATTTGCAAATTTTGTATTGTTCAGACAATAACATTTCTTCAGAACAAAAATATAAACAATATGACTCAGTATACATATTGTTTTCTAATTTTCTTTTATCAACTTTGTATACTCTAAATGTTTTGTCCACTTCAGCAACACCATTGACCTTTGCAAATGTCATTTTTAAAAACTCAGTACCATTCATACTCAACAATTCAATATATCCCATAGAATCAGCAACCATCACATAACCTGATGCTGTATTGTTGAATATGTCCTCATGGTAAGACAATTCAACCATGATGTTTTTCAAATCCATATTTTGTACGGAATTGACCAACAATAAATTGACTAGAGCATAGTCCTTAGGATATAGAATACCTGCCATGGTTTACCGACTCATCAACTGTTTAAATTGATTTTCTATTTGTGGTGCGTAGATATTATTGATTAAGTATATTTTTCTTTTTCTCTCATTCAATTCTACTTCATAATCATAGATGCTCAAGGCTTTTATAGCAACACTTCTCTGTACAACTGCACCGTTTGGGAAGTTCTGTGTTATTGTTTCTGGTGTGGAAGTATTATATTCTTCTTCATCAATAATCATAGTTCTTTGACTTTTACCACCTTCACTATTGTTTGTGCCAAATATTTTTTGATGATACTTCACAGTTTGTTGTGCATACGATATAACACTCGGCACATTGGCTGTGTTGGCTGCAGCTGCATACTTATCTTGAATGTATATTTTTAATTGTTGTGAAGTCAACGGCCATTGCCATTGTGGATCTATAATTTGATTGGCATACAAAACCAACCAATGCCTGTTCACATCACCATAATATTTGCTTGCAACAATTTCTGGTGTATCACCTTCTTGTATATCATATGAGTAAAACAATAATGGATTGGTTAACAATGATGGAATAATTGATGTACGAGCCATCAAATTGGTTGCCAATACGGCATTGTTTTTATAATCTGTGGTGGCTATTTTTGGGAATTTTTCAAAATATAACATTATCGTAAACCTCCTTCGACACCATAGTAACCTTTTTGTATTTTGCCTTTGTCTAGTATCTCTGTTTCTTTAAAAGTCATTGTTAATGTTGTTTGAATTGGTGCACCATCGTCATATGAAGCCCAACCATTAGGTGCAAAATTAACATCAATGTCTGATAAAACACAACCGCCATATTTTGGTAAAAATGGATTTTCTTTACCATCAATCATAAACTCTACATTAAAGATAGAAGGAGGTACCAAATACATAGAATCAGAAGAAACTTCTTTAGCAGATATTAATGTTGGTGCAAAATGATATTTAAATAAATTTACAATATAGTTTACTTCGTTTGCTTCACCTTGTGAATTAGGAGTAAATACAAATGATAATTGAAAACTTCTCAGTCCAACACCACGATAAATCATCTGTAACTGTGGATTAATAGCATAACCTTGACCCTTCAATAACACATCTTCTAACGCACCTCCGTTTACACCAAATCCGGCTTTATTGGCTAAAGCGGCACCACCTCTTGTAATTAAAGATATGGCTGCTGGATCTGTGCCAGCTATATTGCCTGCTTGTTTTAATGCCGAGCCAACACCACCAAGGCCGCCGCCACCCGCTTTATATGATTCCACAATAGATTTTGCTGGGCCGGCCAATTGATCAATTGTTCTGAGTGTGTTTATTCCTGAACCCAAATCTGTAAGTTTCAATTCATCATAAGAAGCATTGTATTGTGCATTGAGTGTGTCAGGCATATACAATGAAACAAATGCTTTTGGTTGAGTTCTTGTTGGTGATATTTTTAAACCTTTTGATACTGAAGCACCAAAATCACCTAAAAATCCACTTGAACCAGAATCCTCAGACAATTCAAATAATCCTGTGCTCGATTCTGTCCAAGTGCTTTCGTCACCAGACATAGAACCAGCTTCTTGAAGTAAACCACCAAAACCAGGTAGGCCTACAGATTCACCCTCAATTAAATTTTCATTAAGAGGTACTTGACCACCACCACTATAACTTGCAGGTATGATTTCTGATATAGAAAATTGAACGTAATGAGATTTTGATGGGCTTGTAGCCAAATCTGAAGGATATTTGTAAGTTTTTACACCAAGGCCGCCATACAATAGAGCTAGTGGACTATTTGGGTTAAATAGACCTGATGGTATCGATACACCAGCTATGGATGTTGGAATGGATAAGATAGCCATTGATTCCTCTAAAAAAAGTTATACATATTATTTATGGCATATTCTGGACGATTTACACCTAAAAACCCTCAAAAGTATGTTGGGGACGCAAATAACATCATTTACAGATCCTCATGGGAATGTAAGGTGATGTCTTGGCTCGACAGAAATGATAGTATTGTTTCTTGGGCTTCTGAAGAACTAATCATTCCGTATATATCTCCAGTAGATGGAAGAAAGCACCGATACTTTCCTGACTTTTTAGTTAAGGTCAAAACAAGAGATGGTCTTTTAAAAACTATGATATTGGAGGTTAAACCCAAAAAGCAAACTCAACGACCAGAACAAAGAAAAAGAGTTACGAAACAATATATCAATGAGGTAACTACTTGGGGTGTCAATCAAGCCAAATGGAAAGCGGCTACAGAATTCTGTTTAGACCGTGGTTGGGAATTCAAATTACTAACTGAAGAACATCTGGGAATCAACTAAATAATCAAATGGCATCTAAACTTACAACACTAGCAAAACAAAAATCATCTACTGAAATTCAAACGATGTCGAAAGACTCTTTGAAATGGATGAAATCTAAAATTGCAGATTTGGGAAATCCAGCCAGTGTTCGAGCAAGTATTAACCGTGAAGAATTTAGACAAAAGAATACCTTTGGTTTAGGTGGATTATATTGTTTTTACTATAATCCAATTGGTAGAAAAGATTTACCTTATTATGATAAGTTCCCTTTGGTATTGGTATTAGAGAAATATTCTGATGGTATTTTGGGACTTAACTTACATTATTTGCCATTACAGTATAGACTGGCATTTTTAGGGAAACTCATGGATTTCGCTGTCCTTGACAGAAAAGATGATATTAAGAAGATGAGGGTCACCTATGAAATTCTTGGCGCCTCCAAGCGTTTTAAAGAGTTTCGGCCATGTCTTAAAAAGTATTTGTATGGTCAAATCCAGTCTAAGTTACTTGCCATACAGCCAAATGAATGGGACATTGCGGCATACTTGCCTATTCATATGTTTGCCAAAGCACAGCCAGCCACAGTCTGGCAAGAATCATTAGATCAGATAAGGAAATAAGGAAAATTTAAATGGCTGTTTTCGATAACCTATTTGGTAACATTGGCCTTTTTGGTAACGAACCAGGCACAAGTGGTAGTATTAACGATTTCAAATCAAGTTTTGTTACTGATGTTGCAAGACCCAATAAGTTTGATGTAGAAATACCTGTACCTATTACATTAATACCTTTTAGGGGTATGTCAAGAATATTAAAGATGCGTTGCGAGAACGCAGAACTGCCTAGCCGAACATTTGCTACAGCAGACAGAAAAATAGGATCAAATCCTGTTGAAAAGTTTCCATATCAACCAACATACAATGATGCAACATTGACTTTCATTGTTGGTGATGATATGAATGAAAGAATATTCTTTGATACATGGCAAGAATTTATAAATCCAACATATTCGTTTAATTTTACATATAAAACAGATTATGTTTCAAACATTACAATCAATCAATATGATGTAGAGAATGATAAGAGTTATTCTGTAACATTGATTGATGCTTATCCTGTTTCGGTCAACCAATTAGATTTGGATTGGTCTGCTGATGGTCACCACAAATTAACAGTAGTATTTGCCTATTCTTATTGGATGAATAATTCAGTACAAGCACTAGGCACTTCTTTATTGTTAAGTGTTATATCAAGAATCACTGCTGCTTTGGGTGGCATTGGTTCTCTCGGCACATTTGGTGATGAGGCAGATTTGAGTAATCCATTTACAACAATTGGAAATGACAACACCGGCCGAAGCGGTTATGATGGTTATGACGATTCAGGATCATCATGGTTTGGTGGAACGGACGATTATGTATCGGAAGAAGCACCGTATCCTTTAGAATATGAATCTGGCCAAGATTATTATGAAGAAACTGGACCATTTCAATATTCTGAATGGGACGGTTATTAATATTTTTTAAGGAGTGATAATAAAATGGCTTTACCAAAAATTGATGCACCAGTATATGAAATAGATTTACCTTTATCAAAGAAACACATTCGTTTTAGGCCGTTTCTTGTAAAAGAACAAAGAAATCTAATGATGGCGATGGAATCAGATAATAAAGAAACCATTGAAAAAAACATTAGACAAGTTTTACACAATTGTACATTGACACCCAATGTTGACATTGATTCGTTACCAATTATTGACGTTGAATTTTATTTTATTAATTTGAGAGCTCGTTCCGTTGGTGAAGTAATTGAAACCAAATATCGTTGTGAAAATGAGGTCAATGATAAACCTTGTGGTAATTTGATGGATACATCTGTTAATCTTCTTGACATTAAAGTTGAATTTAAAGAAGATGCTAAAGATGTTATTCAACTAACCGACATAATTGCCATTAAGTTAAAGTATCCAGAATTTTCTATGTTAGAGAGAGCAACAAAGTTTAGTAGTGCCACAGACATGGCATTTCAAATGATTGTTGAAAGTATAGAATATATTTTTGATGGTGAACAGTATTATTATTCAAAAGAAACTGATCCAGCAGAATTGATAGAATTTGTTGAGTCTTTAAATCAAGATCAATTTGCAAAGATTGAAAACTTTTTTAATAACCTACCAACAATGAATAAGGTTATTAATACTACTTGTGGTAAGTGTGGATACAACCACACGATAGAGGTGGAAGGGTTAGACAATTTTTTCGGTTAACATTTCGTCATGACAATTTAAGAAATTATTATAAAACAAACTTTTCCTTGATGCAACACCACAAGTATAGTTTGA